ATCTCGCCCACCGAGGTCAGCGTCTCGTCGATGGTGACCGGCGGCGGATCGGGAATCGACGCGCTCGCGTCTCCGCTGCCGCCCTGCGCGCTGCCGACCTCGTAGATCCAGGTTCCCGCTGCCATCTGCTATCCCGCTGTGAGCTTCATTGTCTGCAGAGGTTTCACCGTCACGGTGTCGTGGCCGTCGAAGAGGGCCTCGCCCGGAGCGCACGTGACGATGAGATTATTAGGCCCTACGTCGTTCACGAAGTAAAGAGTTCTTCCGGCATACGCCGCGATCGGCATGAGCTCGCATTGGACGTCGGCCGTTCCGCTCGTGTCGGCGCGGACCGTGTGATCGGTCGCGAAGACCTGCCATGGGCCCGGGTCCGGGTTGCCGGCGGCGTCGACGCGGCCGGCGTCGGTCGCTTCCGGCCCGATGACGCGCACGGTCGGCGGTTGGCCATACACGTAAATCTCGCGATAGACGGCGAATTCCTCGTCCGAGATGCGGCCCTGGTCGTCGACCAGAAAGCCGCCCACGAGCACAACCATGTCGGCCAGGTTGTCGACGCGCACGCGGAGCTCGAAGGAATTCCCGGGCTTCGGCACCGCCAGCGGCGTGGTGAGCGAAGCGTAATCCCAGTCGCGCGCTTCGATGACGTAGACGCTCGTGTGGTCCGGAACCGTCTCAAACGGCGGGTCGACGTAGAGGCGCGTGTTCGGGTTGGTTCCCGGGTTCGCGACGATGGTCCGGATCTGGCCGGCGCCGGTCCCGAACAGGATACGGACCAGACGCCCGACCTCGACGTCCGGATCGAGGCCGGCGGACCCCGGGAACTGCGTGGCGCTCACGTCGTTGTGCCAGACCGGGTCTTCGATCCAGGCTCCGGCCGGGTCGACGTTCTGGGCGATCGTCCGCACGATCAGCACGTCGCCCTCTTGCACGGAGTCGGCCGGGTCGGCGCGCACGCAGTCGGGCGAGACGGTGAGCGTTCCGGTGGCCTGGTCGAAGGCCGTCACGGTAAAATTCCACAACGGCGCCGAACCGTCTGAGAGATCGGCTAACGCGCTCACGATTCTCCCCACCCACGGGTCTCGCGAGCCGATAAAGTCGTTCGCCTGGATCTGGTTCGGCGCCGTCACTCCGGTCACCAGCACGCCCGCCACGCCCGAATGCCAGACGTGCTTGGCGCTGACCCGGACCCACTTCGCCGCGGCCTCCGGCAGCTGCTGCGTCATGTGAACAATCGCGCTCGAGTAGGTGTAGTTCGGTGGAAGCGCGCCCGTGTGCGACTCCTGCTTGGCGATGCGGCGGCGGTCGGTCCCGATGTAGAGATCCCAGCCGGTCCAGCTTCCCGCAGCCGGCGGCACGAGCGAAAGCGTGACCTTCTGGTTCACGACGCCCGACGGAATCCAGAGCCCGTACAGGTTCGACGGCAGGGAGCACTGCCCGGTCGCGTCCGTCATTACGACCGCCACATAGATGGTGCAGGGTCCGGAGATCGCGCCGCCCGGGGCGAGCTCGAGGTCGACGATCTCGGCCTGCGTCGTGGCGACGAACTGGTTGACGACCGCTTCGCCGGCCACCCAGATAGCCGGGGACCAGACTCCCTCCCGGGTGATGTTGTAGTCCTGCCAGAGGTCGAAGGTCCGGCTCCTCGTGTCGGGATAGAGCGGGTCGCCCGGAAACGGCGCCATGTGGTTGGGCATCCAGGCGAGCCCGTTGATCGAGGGAAGCGTCTCGGGAATCACGGCCGGCGCATGCACGTCCGCGGGCTTCGGTCCGGCGTCATAGGCGTACATGCTATCGGTCACGCAGGAGCCGGCGATATCAATGCTAAAGTCCGGGTTGAGAACCCAGTTCTGAATGCGGATCTTGGCGTACTGGTTCGGGAGCCGGCTGTGATCGAGCCCGATCACGTCGCCGACGAGGTTCGCGAGCGCGAGGATGGTCGTGCGGAACTTGAGGTTGCGCGCCTGGAGGATCTCGGTGAGGCCGTAGCCGCCGAGCTCCTCCCGCAGCCGGGTGGTGATGATGCGGGCGCACTGGCTCTTCGACGACACGCCGACAAAGTTCATCGTCGACTGCAGGTATTGCGGCATGCCGCTGACTTCCCCCAACCATTGCGCGTGATCCTTGTCGTAGAGCGTGACGCTATTGGTGGCCCAATCGAACTCCTGATCGCCAAACTGGCCGATCAGCCAGTTGAATCCGGGTTGGACCGGCTCGGCCTCGAGCGTCTTCCAGAGAATGGTGTCCCGGCTGAAGGCGTGGTCGGTGTCCGCGGCGGAAGCGTTCTCGCGGATGCCGATGTACAGCTTTCCGTTGACGAAGGTGTAGTACCCGAGGCAGCAGTTCAGAATCTCCTGAATCCAGTCCTTGAGCGCTTTCCGCTCCTGGAGCACGCCGTGGAATTGAAACTGAATTTCCTGGACGCCGGGAGTCAGCATGCTGTCGACCATCAGGTCGCAGATGGCCGCCGCGGCAATCGCGGCGTCGACGTCGAAGTATTGCTCCATCACCGACGCCGAGACTTGGCTCTGGCGATTGATATCGACGCGCAAGCCAATTCCGCGGAGGTAGACGTTGACTGCGATCCAGACCGGGTTCGCGAGCCCGACGGTCCAGTTGCGGTTGCCCGAGCTCGTCCAGGTCCAGCCACAAATGCCCTGATCGACCCAGATCTGCATCGAGCGGTCGGTGACGGCCTGCAGCTGGAGGCCGGCGGCGTCGGTCCGGCGGATCTCGGCAAACGCCAGGCCGGCCGCATAGGGCGCCCCGACGGGCGGCGTCCAGGGCGCCTGATCCAACTGGAAGTAGTCGAGCGCGCCGGCCGGGTCCGTGCCCAGGATGCCGCGCCATCCTCCGCCGCGAAGCGGGTCGTGCGGCGGCTGGTTGTCGAGCATCTGCACCAGCAGGTTCGGGTTGTAGCCGCCGATCGGGCCCTCGCCCACGATGCCCAAGGCGGAGTAATACTGGCTCTCGTCGCGGCCCGCGGCCACGTCGCAGTCGACTTTCATCGGGATATCGGTGTAGACCTCTTTGACCGGTCGCTCATAGACCGAGTCGTTGGTCACCGAGATACTCGTGAACATGGAGAGCCCGAACCCGATCACGTTGGTCGACGTGTCCTTGTTGCGTAGCCCGAGCGGCTCCGCCACCACGCCGCCAAATGAGCGCGGGACGCCGCGGGCGATGCAGGAGTCAAAGTCCTTCGGACAGTCGGTCTCGCTCGAGGTCGAGGGACACAGCGGCCCCTTGTACTGCTTGAAGCACGTCCGGCTCACCGTGCGCCACGGGTAGAGCATGGTCAGTTCGAACGTGCCGTCGGACGCCGGCAGAACGAACATGCCGTCCGACGTGAGCGTCCACGGCCGCGCGTAGCCGGCCCACAGATCGATCATGTAGCCGGTGTTTACGTGATAGAGCGAGAACTGGATGGTCGCGCGGTAGAGATTGATCTGGTTCGCGTACTGGAGGAACACGTCGTCCGCGTTGCCGAACGTGAACTGCGCGGAATCGCTCGTCTCATTGATGGTCTGGCCGATGCCGTTCCAGGCGAAGAGTCGCGGCAAGTAAAGCTGGTTGCCGATGGTGGCCCGTTGGTTCGCCAGGTGAAGCGGCGCTTGGCCGCGCGCGGTCAGGATCACGATCGGAATGAACTGCTGAATCTGGCTCTCGAGCGCCGTCGTCAACGCGGAGTCGGGAAAGCGCGTGACGCGCGCATTGATCGGGAAGCTCGGCGTGACGGTCGGAACCTCGAGGAGCGTCACGCCGGGGTCGCCCGTGAGCAACGCCAGCATGTGGCTGAACTGGAGATTCGGGTTTTCGTAGCGCGCGGTGACGGTCTCGGTGGCCCCGGGCTTCTGAACGGTGAGCGGGAACTGCGCGTATTGCCCCTGCGCCTGCTGCCAGTGCGCCTTCAACTGGTCGTAGTCATGGCACGACAGGTGGTCGCGAAAGATGCGGAACCGGCGGTAGCCTGGGCCCATCAGGAACCGTTGCTCGGTCTTGAGGCCCGGCTGGTCGAACACATGCGTCGCGACCTGGAGATCGTAGTCGATACCCCCGCCGAAGTCGGTCGTCAGAGGATAGGCTGAGATCACGGGAGGGTCCGGAATGGGCACGGGACCGAGGTAGTCGCCGGCCATTACACGACCTCCCGCAGGCCGAGCGAGACCTCCGTCCGGCCGAGGTTGTAGCGGTCGCTCCAGTTGCCGTCCCAGACCACCGTGTAGCGACCCTGCGTCGCCGCGCCGGTCGGGTCGGGGTGAAACGGCGGCGTCGTTTCGCGCGGATTGTAGAAGTAGAACGGAAAGATCAGATGCGCCGAGAAGAAGCTCCAGAGCGTCGCATACTGCGCTGCGGTCACGAGCCGAGTGATCTTGAAGAAGTGCCGCGGATACTGCGCCAGCGGCGCCCGGTCCGAGCTTCCATCAGGATAGTTATTAACGAAACTCTCGATGCGCAATTCTTCACCGAGCATGCTGTAGAAGCCGCTCGGGAGAACGTCGGTCGGATTCGCCGGCTGGAGATTATTGGGCATACAATATCCCCTGTCCGGCTTGGCAGGATGGCGGAGTCGCTCCGGTGGCTCCGCCTTTATCGGTGAAAAATGGTACAATCATCACTCTATGGAATTGATCCGCAAAGACGACGTTCAGCCGCAAGGTATTGATTGGCTCCGATTCTTCCAGGGCCTGAACCGTCTCCTGTTTACGCTCATCTTTTTCGGTCTTCTGTACATCTTCTGGGAGCCCCTGCGGCACACGTTCAAGGCGTGGTTCTACGTGATGGACTCTCTGGGGATGAAGTAAGCCGAGTAGCCTCATCCGAGCACCGTCGCCGGCTCGAGCAACGAACCTGCCTGCACCTGTCTCCCTTGTCCCGCCTGATTCGCCGTCGTGACCGCGCTTGAGACCGCGCCCGGGTTCGCGCCCATGGCCTGCACGACCTGACCGCTGAACAACTGGACCGCTTGCGCCGGATTCAATTGCAGGAAGACCGACGGCAGATTCTGCGTGGCGGTTTGCCAGTTGGCTATCTGGGTGGTCGTGGTCCCGGTGTACGGGTTCGCGACGATGCGACCGCCCGTGTAGACCGGCTGAAGCTGCAACCCTCCGGCCGCGCTCTGGGCATAGGTGGCCGAGTACATCGGCCGCGGCATGTTGCCGATCCTCTGGCCCGTCGAGAGCGCATAGAGCCGGACCATGTCCTGGACGTCGCTCGAATACACGGCCTGGTGGATCGAGCCGCCGTACTTCTGGTCCGCCAGGTCCGAGATCTGTTGCAAGACACTGTTCTGCGAAATATCGACGCCGTAGACCTGTCGGATGAGCGTGCGGATCTGCTGGTTCTGGCTCGGCCGGAAGAGGTTGACCACGCCGGTCACCAGTCCGACGGCGGCCCCGATCGCCGCGCCCACGACCGCGCCGACGCCGGGCACGATCATGTTGCCGATGCCCGCGCCCGCGAGCGTTCCCCCGAGGGTCGTCATGGCGAGTCCGCCGATGCCGCGCTCCTTGTATCCTGCGGCGAAGAGCCCGATGCCTGCGCCAGCCACAAGGCCGCTCGGGCCCATCCACGATCCCAAGAATGTCGACGCGAGCCCATAGCCGGCCGCGGCGCCGCCGATGACACCCGAGATATCCGCCTTCACACCTTTCTTGCCGAGGCTCGCCAGGAACATGGGCGCGCCGATGCTCGTCGCCATGGTGGCGAACCCTTGGCTCTTCACAATGGAGCCGAGCTTCTGTGTGGCGCTAGCCTGCGACCATGGCTTCCATTGGCCCAGAGTCGTGACGCCGTCGCCCGGAACGTAGACCGGCTTGCCGATATTCAGCGAGTCCTTGAGGCTCTGGATCGAGCCGCCGAATCCGCGCGTCGTTGCGGCGCCGGCCGGCGCAATCGCGACCGCGCCGCCGGTTGAGGTGATATCTGCGCCGCCACGGTATCCGCCGTATGGCGCGCCAGGACCGGAGACTCCGCCTCCGCCAACGTAGACGCCGGTTGGCCCCATAATGCCCGAGATCTCCTGCGCGCCGGGAGTGGGGATGCCGTAAGCCTGGAGCCTCGCCTGCTCCTGAACGGCGTCGCTCGCAATCTGGTTGACCTCGTCATTCACTTCTCGATTGGCCGACCCCTCCGAGCTCGATGCCGGCGCGGTCGTGGTGATGGACGCGCCGCCGGACGCCGGCACGCCTAGCCCGGTTATGCCGCTCGTGACGTTTGAGATGGCATAATCCGGCAACCCTCCCATGCCGCTGAACACCGCCTGTTGGCCCCACAGACCGCGCCGCTGAATGCCTACCGGCCCGTAACCGAGCATCTGCGTGAGCGAGGCGGCCACCTGTGAGGTGATCACGGCCTTGATGGCGTTGAGCAACGTCGACTTGATCAGGTTGCCGATGGCGGACCAGACGCTCTTTGACTTGTCGACAAAGGCGTCGAAGATCTCCCCGACGGCCGTCTGCAAGCTGTCGAAGACTTCCTTCTGTTGCTCCATGACGACGTCGTTGGCTTCCTTCCAGGCGTTGATGTAAGCCAACTTCTGGTCGGTTGCCGACTGCAACGCGAGCTCGTCGCCCTTCTTGCGCGAGTCGTCGAGGATCTCAAGGATCTCCTTGGCATTCGAGTCGGCCTCCTCGATCCGCTTCGACGTCTGCGCGTTGAGATCGTCCTCGCGGATCTTCGAAACCGCTTTGATGGCGTCGATCTCAGCGTCGCGCAAATTGCCGATCTGCTGGAGCCGCGCCTGCTCGGTCTGCGCCGGCACGGCCTCAAGGCGCGCGCGCCGGATGGCCGCGGCCGATTGCGCCTGCTGCTCGAGGTAGGCAACCCGCTCCTCCTGGGTCTGCTTCCAGTCCTCGAAGTCAGCCTTGTGGACCTCCTTGTTGCGCTCCATGTCATTTTGGGCGAGTTGCGCCTCGAGCTTGTTCTGTTCGTTTGAGACGGCGCGCCCCCATGTTATCTCTGCCTGCGCCACGTTCGCGATGAGTTCTTTGCGAACGTCGGCTTCGTTCTCCCCGAGTTGCCGTTTGTGCGCGGCGAGCGTATAGGCGTCCTGAATCGCCGCGCGGAATTGCGTATTGCGTTGCTCGAGCGCGACCTGCGCGTCGTCCTGCGCTTCGCGGACGCGGTCGTCGTGCGCCCGCTGCGCCTGCTGCCGCTGCTGCTCAAACGTTCCGGTCTGCGGGATCTCGCCCGCGATGATATCGGTCTGGCGTTTGAGCCGGTTGACCTCCTGCTCGATCTTGCGACCATCCTGGTCGACCGCTTTGGCGAGGTCGTTCAGCACGACTTGCGCGGCCTGCGCATAGAGTTGCGGTATACGCGCCGTCTGCGTTGCGTTGTCTTTGAGGCTGGCCTCGAGCTCGTGATACTTGGAGATCAGGCCGGCAATCTGGTGATCCTCCGAGCGCGCAAGCCGCGCCTGGACCTCCGCGAGCGCGTCGTCCATCTGTTTGGCTTGCCGCTTGAGCTTGTCCTCGTTGGCCTGATAGAGATCGTCCTGCTTGCGTTGCAGTTCCTTGAGAGCCGCAATCTGCGCCTGCACTTGGTCGACGGTCATCGACATGTACGACCGGCCCGGGTCGGGCACGTTGACGCGCTGCTTGCGCAGTCGATCCGCCATCTCCTGGGCCTGTTGCGCAAGCTGTTTCCGGTCGTCCAGAGCCTTTTTCATTGCGGCCGTCTCTTCGGAGTCCTCCGAGAAGAAGACCTCTTTCATCACGAGCGCGAGCCCTGCGAAGGCCGCAGTGATGGCGAAGATCTCCGGAAGCATGGTCGCGATGGTCGCGCCCAATCCGGCCGCGCCGGCCTCCGCCGCGGTGAAGACCGTGGTGAGCTCGCCCGTGCCGGCGACGATATTCACCATCCAGGTCGCGAGCGTCCCGAGGCCGCTTCCGAGCTTGGCTATCCAGCCGATGACGCTCGGGAGCATGTTCCACAAGGCGAACGCCGCGCCGACCAGCTTCGTGGCCAATGCCAACGCGCCGAGCGCGATAGCGGTATTCCGGATCGGCTCGGGCAAGCGCTCGAAGACCCGCAAGGCGTCCTCGCCCAGATCGATCAGTCCGCTCATCTGCTTCATGACGGCAATCAACGCCGGCGCGAGCGCGGTCTCGAGGTTCTGCGCGAGCTCCTGCGCCTTGCTGGTCAGATTTCCCCACTGCGCTCCGGGCAACTCCTCAGTTCGCGCCGCGGCGGCGCCGGCCGAGGTTTTCTTCATGAAGTCAAACAGATCCTGGATGAACCGCTCGGCAGAGACGTCCTGCAAGTCCTTGCGGATGGACTGAAAGGTCTGATGCGCCTTGTCCTTGAGGATCTCTAACGGCCGGATGCCGATATCGGCAAACGCGGTGATATCGCGCCGGCTCACGCTCTCCTTGGCGAGCAACTGCTGCAGTTTGCCCGTGATGGTCAACAGGCTATCCGTATTCTTGCCGGCGAACGCCGCCTGATCCGCGAGGATCTTCATCCTCGCGCCGACGAGCCCCACGTTCATGCCGGCATTCACGAGGTTCTGCGCCGACTCCGCCAGTCCCTTCATCTCGAAGCCGGTCTTCTGCGAGAGGGCCTGCAGCTGCGTGAACAGGGCTGCGCCGCCCGCGAGATTCTCGAATCCCATGCGGATGCGGTTGAGGTCGTCGCCCATGCCGAGAAATTCCTGGGCGAAACGCGCGACACCCATGCCGGTCATGGCCTGCGCGAGCCGGTCCATGGAGCTTGCCGCTTGGTCGATGCCGACCGAGACTGACTTGAATCCCGCAGTCGCTTTCGCGCTCGCCTTCTCGCTCTCTGTGCCAATGTTCGCGACGCCCTTGTTGAAGGCGTCGACGTTGGCCTGCGCGCTCTGCGAATCCGCCTCGATCTGGATGTAGATCTTGTTAGCCACGTCTTCTGCTCATCGACTGCTGCTGCTGCGACTTCTTGATCTCTTCGGCGTTATACTTCTGCCGCTCGTTAAACAGTTGGCGCAGGAGGATGAAGACCGGGTATGGGATCTTGTCGAGCGTCAGCGTGATCCCCATGATCAGCGCGTAATCCAGGTCCACTGTCGCCTGGAGCAACGCGCTTTCGGGCGCTTTCAAATAGTCGTCGAGGGCCTGCCGCGGGCATCCATTGCACGGCAACGCGAAAGGCCCTGCGTCCGGCTCCTCGGTCAGGACCTCCGGGCAGTTCTGCGGCTCCGGACAGAGCTCCTGGCGCCGGAGCAAGCGATGGAAAACGTACCGGGGCGAAGGCTGCTCCGGCCAGTCCCCGCCGATTAAAAATTTTCGTCATCGCGCCTCGGCCCCAGATTGTGATCCAGATAGTCGATCACCGCGCGAATAGCGGCGTCTTTGTGAATCGCCGGCACGACGCCGTTAGCGTAGTCCTCGCTTGATCCCTGGCAGTCGTCCCAGAGGCGCGCGGACGGCTCGAGGTGGATCGTCAACTGTTGCTGGTTGTATGGCAGATCGAGCATGTGCAACGCCGCCGCGCGCATGCTGATGACTTGATCGGCCGTCGGAATTTTCACGCGATGACGCACCGTCTCGCCTGTGTAGACGATCAGGTCGACGATGGCGTAATGCCCTTCGATTTCGACTCCGGTCACTGTGGCTACAGCCAGTCGGTCGAAAATCTGATGCGCTTCGCCTTTGGTGACCGTCGCGACGCCGTTGAGCGCGACTTTTTCGTAGAGCGCGACGTCTTTCTCCGACGGCGGAGGCGGCTGGTGCTCCGTTGCGCCGCGGGGATGCCGCCGCACCATGATCTTCCGCCAGCGGGCGCGCGCCGCCCATTCCTGGTCGGTCGGCCAGCGGACGGTGACGGACTGCGCGCCGGACGCCAAGTAGATGCCGATCTCGATTTCGCTTGCTGCGTCGAACATTCATCCCCTCCCGATGAGCCACGCGATGGTGAGCAACGCCAGGCCCGCAGAAACCCAGTTGATCTGGCGCCCCACGGGAATTTGCGCGTTGACCACTCCGATCAAAAAGAAAATCAGCGCCAGGACCACGAACACGGTCGCGATCACGGAGTTCGACATAACCTCTCCTACAGGCCGAGGATGGCGTCCTTGGTGGTGGTGGCCGAGAGCGTGACGATATCCCCGGTCGTCGGTTTCAGCGCGGTGACTGTGCATTGCACGGTCACGATATTGTCGGCGTCGCCGTTGACGACCGACGTAAACACCGCGCGCGGAAAGTTGATCGAAAACCCGTGCGTGTCCGGGCCTGCGCCGATGACCGCGCCCGTGACGCCGATATTCACCGGGCCCTCATTGGCCGGCGGCGTCGCCATCAGCATGTTGTACTCGGGCGAGCCTTTGAGCGCGCGCGCCACAAACGTGAGCCCGAACTCGCGGTTGCCGTACTCCATGCGGCCGCGCACGGCGTAGCCGTTCTGCGTGCCCGAGCCCGGGTAGTAGCCGGACGGGAGCCGCACGTTGTTGTTCCACCGGAACTCCGCCGAGATAAAGCTCGCGTTGAGCACGTAGTCGATGCCCAGGATGCTAATGGTCGCGCTTGCCGCATTGAGGAAGTGCTCCGCGGTGACAGCCGGCCACGGCGTGATCCCCGACGGCGCGGCCGAGCGCCCTGTGCCGACGCAGTTGAGCGCGACGCGACAGTTGGCGCGGCCGGGGCCCGACTCCATGGTGAGCGTCCAGTCGTTGACGACCAGGCCGATCAGCGCCCGGTCGATGACCGAATCCGGCTCGGCGCGGATCTGCTCCGCGTAGGTGAACGCCGGCAGGTTGATGCAGTTCACGACCGGATCGGACGGGACCGCGGCGTAGGTGAACCCCGTCGCGGCGATGGTCGTCTTGGTGGCCTTCCCGGTGGTGAAGCAAAACAGCCACGCCAGAAACTCCGACGACGAATATTTCTCGAGCGCGACCGAGGCGTCCATGTTGGTCGGATACATGGTCGTCGGAAACTCGTCGCCTTTGCCGATGTCGTTGGCGTCGGTCTCGGTGGTCGGCGTGACGACGGCCAACGCGGGATTGGTCTTCGTCAACGACCAGATTTCGGCCGGCAGATTCTCGGTCGCCAGATCGGCCTGCGGTTTGAAGCCGAAAGCAATTTTGGTCTCGCGGATATTGGCCGGACACGAGGTCGGCGCGGCGAACGGTTTTACGGGCGGAGGTTGCGGAGGCGCGGTAGCAGCCATGTTATAGGTCTCCTGTTTCTTTGGTTTCGGTGTAAATCGTCCAGTAATCGACTTGCTCGGCGTCGCTCTCACGGGCGAGCTTGACGACCTGAGTGGGGTCGAGACCGGCCGCGAGCGGGCACAGATACCAGCGTTGGCCGTCGCCCGGGACCGGCACGCCGCGCATGATGTCGTCGATGATCTGGTAGGTCGACTGGCCGCTCTGCGCCTTTACGTAGAACTCGACCCGGTGAGTCCACCACGCCATCTCGCCTTGCGCCATCTCGGACTCGATCGCGGCAATGATCACCGTCCCGCCGCGCATCGAATATTTGGCGGCTGCTAACGACGGCCGATCCGGCTTTGAGTCGATGTAGGCAATGATCGAGGCCGGGTCCGCCGGTTGCAGATCCGCCACCAGTTCCGGTATGAGTCGGAGCCGCTCTGCGAACGCGTTGGTGAGAGTAGCCAAGTGGATCACCGGATCTGCACCCAAGCGCGCTTCACCCATTGGCCGTACTCGACCTGGAAGTCGCGGAAAATGGCCATCTGCTCGGGCCCGGAGAAGCCGATCATGTCCTCGAACTTGACCGCGCCAGTGGCGTGCGCGCGCGCCAGGCGCGTGGTGTTCTCGGCGCGGATGTTTCCCTCGATGGCCTTGCGCAGCGTGAAGTTGTCGCGCATGATCCCGGTCATCACGTTGTCGCGGTACGGCCGCGCGACGCCGAGAAACTTCTTTTTGATGAAGGTGTACTTCTTGGAAAGCGGCTTGGCCTGATTGCCGCTCGCGTTCATGTGATTCGCCCAACGCTCCTTCTGCCGCGCCACCATGTCCTGGCCGATGGCCGTGAGCGGCCCGTTGTCGAGCTTGGGCGCCTTGATCCGCCCGGTCTGCTTGACCTTGATCTTGATCGGCATTAGAAATCCTCCGAGCGGTCTTGCAGCACGAGCATGCTGCACTGATAGGCGTAAGCGTCGATGCGCACGACGTCGTACTGGACGCCATCCGCCGACACCACGTCGTGCAGGATCGGCGCGCGCGGGAGATCGGCGTCGAAGACGTAGATGTGCGAGTAGCGCCCGGGCGAAACTTCCTCGTCTTCGGCGCCCTCCTTCCAGATCACGGTGAGCATCTGGGTCTGGTTCGGATCGCCGTCGAGCCAGTAGACGACCTGTCGCGGAAATTCCTGCGTGAGCGCCTGCCAGAGCATCGGAACGTGCGCCGACAGGAACGGGTTGACCCAACCCGGGTCTCCCGCTGCGCGATTTCCGGCGGATGGCGACGGTCCGGAAATCGCGCCCCAGCGGGGACTCACCGCGCGCCCGCCCGGACGCGCGGAGAACACACGCCCGTAGATTTGCCGGAACGGGCTCACAGCACTTTGGCCTTGAACGAGGCGTTCGGGCGGTAGG